TACTATGCCTACACCCGCTACCCCAAGCCCTCGCTGGTGGCCCTGGAGTGGGCCTACGACAAGATATCGGCCGACCTGCTGACCGCGTGGATGCCGGGCATCCTGCGCCGCGGCGAGGAGCTGGCGAAGATCGTCAAGCCCCGCGGGGGCTGGACCTACTGCTACGTGGAGGACAAGGACTCCGGCGTCGCGCTCATCCAGCACGCCCAGCGCAAGGGCTGGCGGGTCAAGCCCGTCCCCAGCGAGCTCACGGCCCTGGGCAAGGACGGCCGCGCACTGTCGGTGTCCGGCTACATCAGCCAGGGGTTGTTCAAGGTCAGCCAGCCGGCCTTCGACCACACCTGCGCGTTCAACGGCCGGGTGCGCAACCACTTCTTCTACCAGGCGACCAACTACCGCATGAAGAAGGGCACGCCGGAGGACGAGGACGAGATGTTCGACTGCATGTGCTACGGCGTGGCGCTGGCGTTCGGCAACACCAAGGGGTTCTGATGCTGCAGTTCACGAAGACTCCGGACGAGTTCTTCCCCCACCCCATCACGGAGCGTCAGGAAGTGGTCCTGACCGAGCCCCAGGTGCCGCCCGACCCGGTCACTGCCCGCTCCTGCGACCTGGTGAGGGACCCGGCCGGCGGCTACGACGTCCGCCCCTGCGACGGGGAGGCCCTCCGGCCCGGAGAGTGGCTCGTGTACGACACCTCGCAGTGCCCAGAGTTGTCCAAGTGGGGTTTCTAGCTTGACGCAAGGCATCTGACGCGCTATAGGGGCCCGGCCGCGCCTGGGCAGGGAACTGCTAGCTCCCGAGAGGGGCGCGGAAAAGCGACGCGCCGGGTTATGAAGCGGCCTTACCGGCTAACCAGTCGCTCAGGACTCGGGATGAGCCCGCTCCGCTAGCGGCGGGCGTGCCCGGGCCCTGTTGGACCGCTTGAGAATTCAGGAACGTAGATGATCGGCAACGTCAAGATACCCCGCGCGGACTACCCCGAGGTGCTGCGCCGCCGACTGGCCGGCGAGGAGACCAGCACCATCGCGCGGACCTACGGATGCACGCGCCCGGCGATCGACCGGGTGCTCAAGCTCCAGGGATACGTGGCCCCCAGCCGTCGCCGCAAGAACTTCACCGACGAGGAGAAGGCCCAGATCGTCAGGCTCTACACCCAGGAGTTCAAGAGCCACGAGGCCATCGCCCCGATCATCGGCTGCTCGCGACAGGCGGTCCTGGCGGTCCTCAAGAGGATGCGGGTGCGGATCAGGCGTCCGGGCCGCCGGATGGCCGCCCCCGCGCCGGTCCCGCCCCCTCCGCCGCCGGGGGCGGCCCTGCCCGAGCCCGTCATGGCGCGCCGGCACGTGGTCACCCGCATGGTCCCCGAGCCGCCCAAGGCGCTGCTGATGGCCGGCCGCGGCGGCTCTGGGCGCATGCCGATCAGCCTGAAGGGCTTCCCACCCCTGCTGGGGAAGGCTGAATAGGAACGAGCCCGGCCGCCAACGCGGAGTCCGGGTCAAGCGGCGGTGGAGAGGGTTCTCACTAAAAGGGATGCTCCCCGCCGTCATCGTGTTCAGAGGTAGCCAGGCACCCGGGGGAGACCCTGGGCGCACGTCGGCCGGAGGGCCACTGGACCCGCGCGAGCGGCGGCTCGGACTATCGAGCTAAGAGACCCTCCGGCCTGCACAAAATCCGGGCCCTAACGGGCGCTAGAAGACCGCATCCCAACCCGAGCCCCAACCGTCGCGCACGGCCTGCACGCAGGACCGCCAACGCCTCACGGGGCCATCCTGGTGCGAGCTCTCCTCGCGGGTAACACCCCCGGACCCCATCACAGGAGGCACCCATGCCCCCGAGCCTGTTCGACAAGATGACCCTCGTCGGCTTCTCCTGTGGCACGGTGTTCGCCGCCCGGGAGAGCCAGGTCGCCGCAGAGGTGGCCCGGGCCCCGCGCGCCATGCTCTACCCCTGGGCCCACGCGGTGGCCACCGACCGCATGATCCAAGACCTCCGCCGCGCGCCGCCGGCCGGGGAGGCCTGAAGTGGACGAGTACTGGTGGTTCATCGTCTTCTCGGGGTCCTGCGTTATGGCAGCCCTGGCCTTCCTCTGCCACTACTCGGGGCGCCCTAAGTGAGCGTGGTCTCCCTCAACGGCTCTGCTATGAGCTCCGAGCTGATGACCCTGCTCGGGGACAACGAGGGCATCCGCCCGGGCTACGGGCCCTCCTACCAGCTCTGCAAGACCCTCTACCTCCAGCACCCCTGGGGGCGCAAGATCGTCGACAAGCCTCTCGAGATGGCCCAGAGCCAGCCGCGCGAGGTCGCCATCCCCACCGCGCCGGACATGGTCAAGGCGGCCTACCTCCGCGAGTGGAAGAAGATGGGGTCCGACAAGGTCATCCGCAACGCCGCGCGTCACGCCCGCATCTACGGCATCGGCGCGCTGGCCACCATGATCCAGGACGAGGAGCCCAGGGAGCCCCTCAACCTGAGGGACCTGTGGAAGAAGCAGATCAGCTTCAACACGATGGACCCCCTGAACACGGCGGGCAGCCTGGTTCTCAACCAGGACCCGCTCAGCATGGACTTCCAGCACCCGGTGACCATCCGGGTCTCGGGCAAGCTGTTCAACCGCAACCGGGTGTGCATCGTGATGAACGAGGCCCCCATCTACATCGACTACCAGTCCTCGACCTTCGGGTTCACGGGCCGCAGCGTGTTCCAGCGCGCGATCTACCCGATGAAGACCTTCCTGCAGAGCATGCGGACGGACGACCTGATCATCGTTAAGTCCGGCGTGATCGTGGCCAAGCTGCAGCAGCCCGGCTCCGTGATCGACAACGCGATGCAGTGGATGTATGGCCTCAAGCGGAGCCTGATCGGCGAGGCCCGCACCTCCGACGTGCTGAGCATCTCCCCCGACGAGGAGATCGAGACCCTCAACTTCCAGAACCTGCAGGGCCCCTACGAGCTGGCCCGCAAGAACTGCCTCCAGAACACCGCCTCGGCGGTCCCTATGCCCGCCATCCTGCTCAACGACGAGACCTTCGCGAAGGGCTTCGGCGAGGGTAGCGAGGACGCCAAGATGGTGGCCCGCTACATCGACGGCATCCGGGAGGACCTCAACCCTCTCTACACGTTCATGGAGAACATCTGCTTCCACCGGGCGGTCAACCCGGAGTTCTACAAGCTGGTGCAGAAGATGTTCCCGGCCGAGTACGGCGGCGTGCCCTACGAGGAGGCCTTCTACGAGTGGAAGAACAGCTTCGAGTGCTCCTGGCCCAACTACCTCAGCGAGCCCCCGAGCGAGCTGGTCAAGGTGGACGACGTCCGGCTGCGCGCGCTCATCGCCCTGCTCGAGGTGCTGCTGGACAAGTTCGGCGAGGAGAACCAGAGGGAGCTCCTCCAGTTCGTCCAGCAGAACATCAACGAGATGAAGCTGCTGTTCGGCGGCCACGACCTGGAGCTCAACCTGGAGGAGGGCCTGGTCAAGCAGGAGGCCCCGGACTTCCAGCCCCAGCCCGAGGGCCTGCCCAAGAACGACGCCATGGAGGAGTTCAAGGCCTCCGTCCTGCGCATGATCAAGGCCCGCCCCCAGAGGGACGCCGCGTGAGCCTGGTCGAGGACATCCAGGAGAGCTTCCGGCTGGCGACCAACTGCCAGCAGGCCGCCTGCGAGGGCCTCAACGAGTTCCAGGCCGCCTGCCTGGTGGGCGACGAGGGGGCCGCCGAGGCCGCCCGGGCGCGGGTGATCGGCTCCTACGAGGCGTTCATGGACAACTGGCTCATCGCCTACCGGAGGATGCGCCAGGCCAGGTCCGGCATTAGAGAGTAGAGAAGGAGGAGCAGATGACAGACACGAAGCACCTGGAGGAAGTCCGGGCCGCGTACGACAATCAGGAGGTGCCACCCCGCGCGGTTTGGCCCGAGCACACCCACGAGGAGATCCTCGCCCTGGGCCTGTACCAGCGCCCCGACGGCCTGCGCTACGACCCCGAGGCTGTCATGGACATGCCCCGCGGGGCGCGCGTGACACCCGACGTGGTCAAGAGGCCGCCCCTGATGGAGGCCCGCTCGGGCAAGGCGCTCGCCGCCACGCTCATGTTCGCCCAGCTGCCTCTGGACCCCCGGCGCCTCTCGGCCCAGCCCGAGAGTAAGTCCACCAAGCTCAGCTCGGCCCAGCGCCGGGCCGCCCGCATCGCCGCGGGAAGGCTGGCCGTCACCCCCGACGGCCGCCTGCGCGGCCACCAGTAAGGAGAGCCACATGCCCGCCACTCAGTTCAACCGCATCGGCCTGGTCAGCAAGGTCGGCCCGCTCGCCCTGGAGTTCCTAGAGGCCTCCGAGCTGCCGGCCAAGACGGAGGTCTCGACGGCCCTCGCCAAGATCCTGGAGGGCCTGCCCTCCCTCGCCGTGGCCCAGGTCAACATCTTCGACGACGAGACCACCTTCCAGGTCACGATCCGCAAGATAGACAACTTCGTCTCCTAGTGGCCGAGCCCACCTTCAGCCAGGTCCTGGCCGCGGCCATGCAGGACCTGGAGGACCGGGGCTACCTCAGTCCCGAGCAGATCACCGAGTGGGAGAGACTGCTCGCGGAGGCCGCCCGGCGCTCCTTCACCCCAGAGGCCCAGATGAGGGCTATGCTGGAGAAGGGGCTGATCGGGCTGTATAACGACATGGTGGAGAAGGCCCGCGTCCTGCGGTACCACCCCGGCGTCCCGCGCTTCACGCTGGAGCGCATCAAGCCCTACCTGAGGGCCGAGCTCGACAAGAGGATCATGGCGAGCCTGAACCTGATCAGGCTCAACAAGGACTCCGTGGTCCTCAAGATGCAGCAGCGGTTCGCGGGCTGGGCCACGAGCATCCCCGCCGGGGGCAGCGACGCGGTCAAGAAGCGAGAGGTCCGCGAGGGCGTCAAGAAGGGTATCGCAGGCCTCCGCTTCGAGGAGCGCCGGGTGCTGACGGACCAGGGCCACAAGCTGGTCTCGTCCATCAACGCGGTGCTCGCCCAGCAGGGCAACGCCATCGCCGCGGTCTGGAAGTCGCACTGGCATCAAGCCAATTATGATTATCGTGAGGACCACAAGGACCGCGAGATCGAGTCGCTCAGGGCCCCCTACCTCGTCCGCGACAGCTGGGCGATCAAGGAGGGCTACGTCAGGAAGGGCGCGGCCAAGTGCACCGACGAGATGACGCAGCCGGCCGAGGAGCCGTTCTGCCGCTGCTTCTACCAGTACCTGTACAACATCCGGCAGTTGCCCAGGGACTACCTCACGCCCAAGGGCGAGGAGTTCCTGGAGAACGCCGCACGCAAGAGGGCCGCCCATGGCTAAGCTGCCGTTCATCCCCAGCCCAGTCTCCAACTTCGGTCGCGCGGCCGCGGTGGTGCTGGACACCCCGTTCTCCTGCACCGCGATCTACGTGGGCGTCTCGGGGGACATCACCGGCGTCCCCGCCGGGCAGGACAACGCGGTCCTGTTCAAGGCGGTGCCGGTCGGCGTGTTCCCGGTGGCTTTCTCCGAGATCAACACCTCGGGGACTACGGCCACCAACATGCTGGCGCTGTCGTGATCCGGCTCTGGCGGCGCGCGGACCTGGTCACCCGGACCATGTTCTGCTCCCTGCTCGCCATCATCCTGATCGGCGTGATCAGGAGTCTCTGATGCCCCTCCTGTCCGGCTCCTCCCAGGCTACGATCTCCAAGAACATCGCTACCGAGCGCCATGCCGGCAAACCGGAGAAGCAGGCCGTGGCCATCGCCTACTCCGAGGCACGCGGGGACGTGACCAGCTGGATGAACGTCCGCCAGTCCATGTACAACAGCCTCCAGGTGGGCAAGACGTACATGTTCGACGGCCGCAAAGGCAAGGTCCTCGAGAAGGCGGAGAGCTCGGGACAGGCCTCTGCCGTCGGCCTGACGAGCGGCGGCCCGATGATCCGGGTCGAGTGGAAGGACACCCGCTCTGATGCAGGCCAGATCACCGGCCTCAAGCAGACCGCCGACAAGTGGCTGGTCCAGGTCAAGGTCCCCCTGGGCACCAAGGTTTTCGAGATTCCCCTGAGCCGTGCGCTGGACGAGGGCGCGGTCCGCACGGAAGTGGAGAAGTTGATGGCGACGAATAAGAACGACGCGGCCCAGTACACGGCTAAGCAGAACCCCGACCTTGCCCGCGAAGGGCACTCCCACACCTGGTACATCGCAGACAAGAACGGCGACTATGCAGGCGACGCGATGTACAAGACGAAGGCTGAGGCCGAGGCTGCTATCAGGAAGATGGAGTCTGGCTCCAAGAAGGACGCCACCCTCGACGACTGCGTGGCCGAGATGGACGCCGTGGTCGGAGAGATCGCCGAGGTGGCCCGCCGGGTCGACCGGATGGGGAAGAAGGACGCGGTCGCCTACAACCGAAAGCACGCCGAGGAGGGCGCTGCCGCGTTCAAGGCCGGCAAGACTCGCCAGGCTAATCCCTACAGCGAGGGCAGCGACGCGGCCTACAACTGGGCCTCGGGCTTCAACAAGGCCCAGGACGAGGCTAAGGGTAAGTGATTCGCGCGGCCGGCCTCCTCATCCTCAACAAACATGGCCAGGCGCTGTTCCTGCAGCGCGGCCCGGGCTCGGACTACCCCGGGATGTGGGCCTTCCCCGGCGGCCGGCGCGAGGGCGAGGAGACCGCCCAGCAGACGGCCATCCGGGAGACCCAGGAGGAGACCGGGTTCAAGGCCAAGGAGGACCAGCTCAAGTTCTGGACCCGCTCTCTGCGTCCGCAGGAGGACAGCCCGCTGGTCACGCCTCCCCAGGGCGAGCAGGTGGACTTCACGACCTTCCTGGTCCGGGACGCCGAGGACTTCACTCCGGTGCTCAACGACGAGCACCTGGGCTACGCCTGGGCCGACATCGGCAGCCCGCCGGCCCCCCTCCACCCCGGCTGCGCGGTGGCGCTGCGGCGCTTCACGATGAACGACGAGCTCCAGGTGGCCGAGGCCATCCGCGACGGCGAGCTGGTCAGCCCTCAGGAGTACGGTAACATCTGGCTGTTCGCGCTGCGCATCAGCGGCGTGGGCACGGCCATCCGGGGCGAGAAGAAGAACGCGGAGGGCAAGGTCGTCCAGAAGGCCGAGGTGGTCTACCGCCGGCCCGAGGACTACAACAGCCCGGAGTTCCTGCGCCGAGCGCAGGGCCTGCCCGTGATCATCATGCACCCCGAGGAGGCCATCCTCAACACTCGGCAGTACGCCGAACGCAGCATCGGTGCGATCATGATCACCTACCTGCGCCCGGACGAGAACGGAGAGATGGAGCCCTGGGGCATCGCCCGCGTCTACGACCAGGACGCCGCGCGCGCCCTGACCGAGACGCAGCTGTCCACCAGCCCGGGGGTCCTCCTGGGGGCCGACAACACCACGCTCACGCTGGAGGGCGGCACCCAGGTCATAGTAGAAGGAAAGCCCAGCCTGCTGGATCACCTCGCTATCTGCGAGCGCGGCGTCTGGGACAAGGGCGGTGATCCGACAGGCGTAGAGAACATCCACACCAGAACAGACGGAGACGGAGAGATGAAGATCCAACTGAAGCGCATCGAGGGCGAGACCGAGGCGGGCTACGCGACCCGCGTGGCCGAGGCGGAGGCCCTCCTGGCCCGTGCCGACAGCGTGTCCAAGGGCGACGAGGGCAAGCTGGACAAGCTGCTCGAGGGCCTGGTCGGCGTCAAGGACGTCGTGGCCCAGCTCAAGGCCCGCGTCGACGCGGCCGAGGAGAAGGAGCGCAAGGACGCCAAGGCCAAGGCCGACGCCTTCGAGTTCCCCAAGAAGGACTCCGAGGAGAGCGAGGAGGAGCACAAGGAGAAGATGGACGCCGCGGAGAAGGCGTGCAAGGACGCGATGATGGAGGCCGGCGAGTCCGAGGACATGGCCGCCGATAGCGCCAAGCGGCGCCGCAAGGACGCCGAGGAGGCCTGGGAGAAGGAGAAGAAGGACGCCGAGGACATCGACAAGAAGGCCGAGGAGGAGGCCAAGGAGAAGAAGGACGCCGAGGAAGAGGAGAAGAAGGCCAAGAAGGACGCGCAGACCATCGCAGACCTGCGCGACGAGCTGGCCAAGCTCAAGGGCCAGGTGGAGGGAGCCATGCGGAACAACAACCACGAGAGCCGCTCGGCGCTCCTGCAGGCCCAGGCCCGCTTCGACTCCGCCTACAGCGCGCACGGCGGGCAGGCCCCGGCCCCGCTGCTCGGCCAGACCCTGCACGAGTACCGCATGCAGCGTCTCCGCGAGCTCCAGAAGCACTCGTCGAAGTACAAGGACAAGGACATCGGCCTGCTCGCGGTCAATGACTCGCTGCTCGAGATGGCCGAGGCGGACATCATCGCCGACGCCATCACCGCGGCCCGCAACCCCACGGACATCGCCAAGGGCACCCTCGTCATGCGCTCGCGCCAGGACGGCGGCCACACCTTCAACGAGTTCTACGGGGAGACCGCGGCCTGGATGCGGCCCCTGGCCGGCCCGGTCGGCCAGCGCGGCGTGCGCTGGATCAACCCCACCCCGGGCGCGCGCCGCGGCTAGAGCCGCGGCCTCGGCCAGACCAGAAACCCAAAGGACTCCGGAGACTTAAATGCAGTTCAACCCGTACAAGACGACCAACGGCCAGGGCCTGTTCAACACCACCAGCGTGGGTGGGCGGCAGGGCACGGCCTACTCCGACCCCAGCGCCGTGTGGCGCCTGCGCGGCGGCATCCTCGCCGCGGCGGAAACCCTCCCCATGTGGGGCGGCGTGGGCATCTTCGAGAACGTGCCCTCCCCGGGCGGCGGGACGGGCCCCAGCGCCGCGCTCGGCGTCCAGGTCGGCCGCGCCACGGGCCTCACCGGCTCCAAGGCGCTGGCGGGCTTCTCGGTGTTCGACCAGAACTACGCGGCGGTCACCACCCCGCAGAGCCCCGTTCCGCTGACCGCGGCCGGCGGCCTGGTCAACTCCTACGCCCTGGGCTCCAAGGCCCGCATCTGGGTGGCGGCCGACCCCGACCTGGTCTCCCTGCAGGGCGGCCCGATCTCGGGCCCGGTCTCCTGGGACTTCGTGGCCCAGAGGCTGGTGCCGTACCTGGGCACCCTGACCATCTCGTCGGGCACCTACAACAACACCACGGGCGTCATCGTCCTGACGATGTCCGCGGCCGCCCCGTTCAGCGCGGGCGACTCGGTGATCCTCTCGGGCCTGACCGGCACGGGGGCCTACGCCTCGCTCGACGGCACCTACACCGCCACGGCGGTCGCGGGCACCCAGGTCACCCTGGCGGGCACGCCCGGTGCGGGCGCCTCCACCATCACGGGCGGCTCCCTCACCCTAGGCTCGGGTGCCTCCGTGGCGCTCCCCTGCTCGGTGCTGGAGATCAGCCTGAACGACAACATCGTGGTCAACTACGACCCGGTGACCGGCTTCGCCACCTGGAACTACGACGGCTGTGCGGCCGTGATCCAGATCTAGCCTTCATCCCCGCAACCGCACAGCAATAGGGAACCCAAAGCATGTCTCTGCAAGCCGCTAGCTTCGTCACCCTCAACCCCTCGTTCATCGAGCCCGAGTTCCTGCGTCAGCAGACGCAGGCCTCCGGCTTCATCGAGCTGCTCGCCGACGGGCAGCTCCGGACGCGGCTCGAGAGCGACTCGCTGCTGGTCTACGCCAAGCAGCTCAACCTCCGCAACCGGGTGGCCGCGGGCCAGTCGGCCTTCAACGAGCTCCCGAGCGTGGACATCCTCGCGTCCATGATCAGCACGCCGACCTACCTGCTCCGCGTGGCCAACCAGTACGACCACCACGACGTGGCGGCCGGCGGCCGCTGGGGCCTCTCCGTGGTGGAGGAGTACCGCAACGGCATGCGGCAGGGCAACAACCAGCTGGCCCGCGAGGCCTGCCTCTACGGGTTACACCCGGAGATGGGCGAGGGCCTGGTCAACGCGCCCGGCGCGCAGGCCATCAACCTGCCGCCGGACTCGTTCGGCAACGACACCGCCCGCAGCTACGACAACGGCCAGATGGCCTTCTTCCTGTCGCAGCAGATCCTGGCGCTCAAGACCGCCACCCTGCAGCTGGGCATCGGCCGCAGCTTCACCATCCTCGGTCCGCAGCGCATCCTCGGCTCGTTCGAGTACAACGTAGTGCAGCTGACGCAGTTCCAGCGCGAGGGGGCGGGCACGGCCTCGACCCGCGGCACCGTCAAGGAAATCTTGATGGAGAACGGGGACGACCTGATCTGGGTGTACGACGATACCCTGATCGGCAAGGGCTCGGGCGGCACCGACCTGGTGATCCTCGCGATGCCGGAGGTGGCGGTCCCCGCCGCGACCGGCCACAACACCAACGTGTGGGGCGGCGGCGCTCCCAACTGGGCGGCCTGCCTGACCCAGTACTGCGACAAGGCGGCCCCGACCGAGATCATCTCGCCGATGCCGATGGGCATGACCCACTTCATGATGGAGTGGCGCATCTCCTCGGGCTGGGCCCCGCGCTACCAGGCGCTGCTGCTCATCTCGATGGCCTACTAGCGACTCGGAAACGAGTCGAAAACGGGGCGAAAACGACCCGCCTCCGGCGCGCCAACGCCGGGGGCGGCACCACCCTCCCACAGAAGAAGTAGAAGAAGGACCAAAGGACATGAAGCTCTACATCTCCAACTGCACCATGCAGGACCAGATCGTCTGCTACCGCCTGGACTTCGACAAGGACGGGAACCATGACGAGGCGGACCGCTTCCGCTCGCACCGCCAGGAGAAGATCCCCTCGGGCGGCACCGTCGCCATCGGCGGAGACCTCCACCGGGCCCAGGCTATCTCGATCATCGACCAGCTGAGCAAGGTCGGCCTGACCAAGCACGACGAGGTCAGCCGCAACAAGCCTTTCGTCGTCCCCTACATCTACCGCGAGGACCAGCCCCCGACCCAGGAGGCCATCCGTCGCCAGCGCAACATCAACAACGGCGTGTACGCCAAGCAGGGCACCGCGCGCCGCCAGGCCGCGGCCGTGGGCGTGAGCCAGGCCGTGCTCGACGCCGCCAGCCTCATCGCCCCCAAGCAGACCAGCGTGGAGTTCGAGCAGGTGGCCCAGTCCGAGCTCGGCGAGAAGCGCATCGAGGAGGGCGTCATCGTCCGCCCCGACGGCAAGGGCGGCCGGCCCGGACAGAAGCGGGCCTGAGCGGGGGAGGCGCGCGCCATGCTGACCGTCAAGTTCCGCAACGAGAGGACCCGGCGCACCCGCAACGTGGAGTGCGTCGAGGCCTGCGTGGAGCCGGGCGACGGAGTGGCCCGCGTCCTCCTCAAGAAGCCCGCGGGCGCCCCGGACGAGACCGTCGAGGTCTTCCGTCCACAGGGCGACGAGGACGGCGCCGACTTCCACATCGCGTTCGTGGAGAACAGCCAGGGCGCGACCATCCAGGTGGTCAGGCCTTGAGTCAGCCCAACCTCTCCTACTACCTGGACCCGTTCATCCGAAAGGTCATGGGGGTGTCCCCAGCGGTCCTCCCAGACGACAGCCCCGTCATCGGGATGTCCTACAACGTGGCGCTGATGTTCGTCAACCCCTCGCTCAGGAGCGTGGGGGGACCCGTCCCCCCGCTGGGCACGCCGGACTCCCTGTCGCCCTACGCGCTGGCGGTGTACAACCTGGCGGGAGACCGCCTGGTCAACTTCGCCCAGGACGCCCCGGACGCCCCGGCCGTGAGGGGCTCCAAGCCGCCCATGGCCTACTGGGCCTGGACGCGCAAGCAGTTCAACCTCAACGGCTTCGTCAGCGGGGCCATCACCTCGGCCAGCGACGAGAGCACCTCCGCCAGCTACGACGTGCCCGACTGGGCGAAGAAGCTCACGGTGAGCCAGCTGGCCAACCTCCAGACCCCCTGGGGCCGGCAGTACCTCGGCATCGCGCAGTCCTACGGGCCGGGCATCGTGGGATTGTCGCGCGGCTGCTGGGGGTGACGACCCTCAACATAGGGGTCATCGACGTCCCCTACGCCTACGAGCAGGAGCACCTGACCAAGAAGGGCAAGCCCTTCAAGAAGCGCCGCAAGGTCACCCTGAGCATCACCACCGGAGAGGTGGCGGAGTACCTGGAGGACCACTACGCGGTCATGGAGACCTTCTTCGAGGCCTACCGCGACCGCATAGAGGAGAGCCTGGTGGAGGCGGTCCTGGGAGACCTGGACAACGTCCTCAACAACCGCCCGGCCAACCCCGAGATATTCGCCCCGGCCTGCTCCGAGATAGAGGCCTGGTTCAAGCACTACCTCTCCTCGAGAGAGGCCGAGTACCAGGCCAGCCTCAAGGGCCCCACGCTGGCGGTCCCGACCCAGGCCGCGCTGGCCGGCGTCAACCACCGGCTGGCCCACCCCTACGCGGGCTCCAACCCGCGCCGTCCCTCCTTCATAGACACGGGGCTCTACCAGGCCTCGGTCAAGGTCTGGATAGAGCAATGACCAACGTCAACAGAGAGCAGGCCCACCAGGACCCCTGCTGCCACGTCTTCAGCCACGGCCGCGGCTACGTCCACGTGGGGCGCCCCGCGCTGCCCGCCCGCTGCGCCCACGCGCCGGCCCGCGCCACGCCCCCCGCCCCCGTGGCGGACGGCAGCTGGCACGTGCTGACCCCGCCCCACGGCGGCCACGGAGTGGCCATGCAGTGGTCCGGCCCCAATTCCTGCTGGCTGCCCGTCCTGGGCACCGGCAACCGCCTGGGCTTCTCCCCCGAGTACCTGGCCGCGCACGGCTGGGTCTACCGGGGCCCGCGGCCGGCGGTGTGGCCCCCGCGGCCGGCCGAGGAGGAAGCCGAGAAGGAGGAGTAGGCGTTGCCCACTCTCGACGAGGCCATCGGCTCCGCCTCGCCCCTGGCCGCGGACCTGCGCCAGGGCGAGAGGGCGATCAGCTCCAACCAGTCGGTCGTCTTCCAGCAGTACAACCGACTCGTGCTGCCGGTGGACGGCTTCGTGTTCTGGGTGGCCGCCCCCCTCCTGACCCCCGCGGCGCTGGTCCGGGGGGCGGCGTTCAACACCGCGGCGTTCAACACGGCCCCCTTCAACGGCGCGGCCGCCGCGGGCGTGGAGGACAACACGCTGGAGGCCCGAGGCTCCCTGCACTACGCCACCGGGATGAGCCAGACCGAGGAGGCCAACTACGCGGTCAACCGCGTGACCTTCACCTCTGAGCAGGAGGTTCAGGGCCTCAACCGAGTGGGCCCCAACACCCTCTTCATCGCGACGATCGACCGCATCCGCTTCGCGTTCTCTTCGCGCTCCAACTTCTACCGCCAGGCCGGGCTCTGGCACTACGTGGGCGACGCGGTCTACTCCACGATGGAGAGCCAGCTGATAGACAGCCCGGCGGACTTCAACGGGCGGCAGGTGGTGGTCTCCAACTCGCTGCCCGCCTGGCTGGCCATCAACGCCTACGCCCCGCCCTACCCGGTGCTGCTGCCCTTCCCGGTCATCCCGCTGTACCCCTCCTTCGCGGTGCCGCAGAACCTGCCGCCTCCCTACGGCGCGGTCCACATCGGCGAGGAGGACACGGAGGTCATCCAGGCGGTCCCCACGCTGGGCCCGACCGCATCGCACTACCAGCTGGCCCGGGACACCGTCCGGGTGACGCTCTTCGGGGCCTCCAACGACGCGGCGCTGACCTTCCAGGACGCCGCCATAGCCTACGGCACGGACACGGGCCTGCTCGGCCTGATGAACACGCCGACCGTCCGCGACGTCAAGGCCGCCCAGAGCGAGCTGCTCACCCTGGCCATGAAGAAGCGGATCACCTTCCAGGTCAGCTACAACCAGCAGAGCATCCGCAACGTCGCCCGCCAGGTCATCGAAGAGTGCCTGGTGCAGGGCGACGAAATCTACGTTCAACAACTGTCAGTCTAGGAGAAACCGATCATGACCCAGAACGCCAACGCCGCCATCGTCACCGCCCCGGCCGTCAAGTCGACCTGCATCAACACCGCGACCACCACCCTGGTCAAGAGCGGCCCGGGCGTGGTCTCCTCGGTGACCTGCAACAAGGGCCAGTCCGGGGCCACGATGTCCGTGTACGACGGCCTCGACAACACCGGCACGCTGCTGGCCGGCCCGATCGACCTCGCCAACACCTTCGAGTTCGTGCCGCCGGCCCCGGTCGGCTTTCAGGTCGGCCTCTGCGTGGTCACCACGGGCCTGACCACCGGCAGCGTGTCCTTCTTCACCAAGTAAGAAGGCCCCCTCCACCCCAGCTAGGAGGTAGCCTCTATGGCGAACCCCATCGTAGTAGTCAACGTCAGCATCTCGACGCCCCCGACGCCGAGCACGCTGCAGAAGACGGGGGCGCTCCTCAGCCAGGGGGGCACCGTCCTGGGGGCGCAGAACGACGCGCTCCTGACGCAGGCGGGCGACCTCACGCCGCTGCTGCCCGCCCCGCTGACCCTGACCTCCCTGACCTGGTCCTCGGCCTACGGCGGGCAGGTCACCGCCACCGCCACTGCCGCCCACGGCGTGGCGGTGGGAGAGGCGTTCGTGACCACGGTGGCCGGGGCCGTCCCCACCACCTACAACGGCACGGTCAACGCCATCTCCACCGGGGCGAGCACCTTCACCTACTACCTGTCGACCAACCCGGGGACCTCCCCGGCCACCACCCCGGGCACCTACACCGCCCGCGGCGTGGGCGACCTCCAGGCGATGGTGGGCAGCTACTTCGCCCAGGGCTCCCAGAACCCGGTCTACGTGCTGGAGCTCGGCGCGGGGGAGCCGGCGGCCGGCGTGACGGCGCTGGCCTCGTTCATCGCCAACTCCGACCAGTTCTTCTACTCCTACCTGGTCCCGCGCGACTGGGACGGCGTGCCCTCCTTCCTGGCCTTCCTGGCTGGGTTCGAGAGCAACACCGCCAAGACCTACTTCTTCGTCACGTCGAACCTCCAGAACTACAAGAGGTACAACTCGGCGATGAAGTGCGTCTTCGGGATGATCGAGAACCCGCTGACGGGCACCTGGGGCCAGAACACCCTCACCAACGCCTCCTACTCGGGCGGCCAGATCACCCTGACCACCACCACGAACCACGGCGTGGCCCCGGGGCAGCTGTTCACGGTCACGGGCTGCACGCCCGCGGGCTACAACGGCCAGTTCATCGCGCAGCCCGGCACCACCGGGATGACGCTGATCGCCAACGTGGCGGCGGACCCGGGGGCCATCTCGGTAGAGGGCACGCTGGTGGCCAGCCTGTACGCCAGCGCGGGCGTGCCGGCCACGGAGTACTCCCTGGCCTCGGTATTCTACACCACGCTCAACTACGCGCCCTCCAGCACCAACAAGGTGACCCCGCTGGAGTACAGCGAGCTCAGCGGCGTGACGCCGTTCCAGACCCGCGGCATGGGACCGACCATCTCTGCCATCACGACGGCCAACTGGAGCTACGCGGGGACCGGGAGCCAGGGGGGCGTTTCCTTCGACATCCTCTTCGGCGGCAACAACCTGGACGGCAACCCGTTCAACTTCTGGTACTCCATCGACTGGGCGGCCATCAACCTCAACCTCGACCTGGCCAACGCCGTGATCAACGGCAGCAACAACCCGGTCAACCCGCTCTACTACAACCAGGACGGCATCAACCGCCTGGCGGGCGTGGCGGCGCGGACGCTGGCCAACGGCATCTCCTACGGCCTCATCCTGGGCTCGCCCAACCAGGTCGGGCTGCCGCAGACGCAGTTCCTGGCCAACCTGGAGGCAGGGGTCTACGACGGTCAGGCGGTGGTCAACGCCCAGCCGTTCATCTCCTACCTCACGCTCAACCCGAGCAACTACAAGACCGGCCTCTACGGCGGCCTCTCGGTCGTCATGACGCCGCTGCGCGGGTTCGACAAGATCATCGTCAACCTCAACGTCAACCAGTTCGTGGTCCAGGGAGGCTAACCCATGCCCGGCAATCCTCTCGTCCCACAGGGCAACCTGAACCGGGTACTCGGCTCCGTATACTGGACCGACCACCCGGAGCTCAACGTGACCGCGCCATACCTGGGCAAGGCCGGCATCTCCATCTCGTTCGACGGAGAGGCCACCACGTTCATCAACACGATGACCGGCCAGGTCCAGTCGCCCGAGCCCTACCAGCCCATCCTAATCACGATGGCCCTGCTCAAGACGCAGAACCTGGCGGCGCTGTACGAGAAGCAGCGCCAGACCAACACGTTCCTGGGCAACGGCCAGGTCTACCCCGACGTCTCCCAGGCCTCGGGCGGCGTGCCCATCTACCCGGTGAACAACTGTGCCATCCGCAACATCCGCGAGCTCTCGTTCGCGGGCGAGGACGCCGGGTTCGTGGTCACCATCGGCGGCTACTACCTGATCAACTCGGCACTCTTCAACGCGGGGTAGCCGGAACGACCAGGGGTAGGACTACAGTAGTAGCAGGAGAAGAAGCATGGCAGCGAAGATCAACAAGAAGATGAACCTGGTGCTCGAGATCGAGCAGGAGACCGACCAGGTCAGGCCGAGGCTCGAGGACGGCAAGCCCGTCCTCGAAAACGGGCGCCCAGTGATGGAGCCCGTCATGCGGAAGCTGTACGCGCACTCGGTCCCGATTCTGGAGGAGACGTACGAGAGGTACGCCCTCCTCCTGGCGGAGGTCATCACCACCGTCTACGGCAAGAACTTCGGGGTCGGCATGGCCGGCCGCGTGGCGCTGCTGATAATCCGCCAGCTGGCCCAGCGCGAGGGCACCCTGGAGGAGGTCCAGAAGGGCCTGATCAACGAGATCGAGCGCCTGACCTCCATCATAGCCCTCGACCCGCAGAGGGGCTGGCAGCCCATGCCCGTCGCCGAGGCCCTGCGCCAGGAGGTCATCACCCCCGAGGAGTACAAGGAGGTGATGAGCAACGCCGCTTTTTTTACTGCGGTCTCGTGGTTGCAGACCAGGAAGGAGCAGAAGCAGTACGTATTCCCGATGATGCGCGTCTACAGCGCGCAAATCGTGTCATCGACTGCTACGGAATTCGCAGCTTCCTTGCCGACGTCGACGCCGGCCGAGACTACGAAAGAGAGCTCGGACACCCCACTGTCGTCAGTGCTAGTCTAGCCTGGGCCGCCGGGCCGGGCTGGGAGCAGTACTTCGGTCAGTTCAGGGACTGGGCCTACCCCAGTCCCCACCTCTTCCGCCAGCGGACGACCATAGAGCTGATACGCTCCGTGGAGAACCTCCGGCGGACCCTGACAGGGTAGGTCCCCATGCCCGTCGTAAAGAAGATCGTCTCGCTCGATGTTCAGTCGAACCTCCAGGAGTTCACCAAGGAGTTCGACCGCTACAACGAGGTGCTGTCCAAGCAGCCCGAGATGTGGGCCGACGTCGCCAAGGAGAACGAGGCGATGGCCAAGGGCTTCAAGGCCATGGCTGCGCTGATGCTCGCCCAGCAGCACATGGCGAGGGACATCGCCAACGAGAACAAGAAGGTCGAGCAGCACTCCAGCAAGGCGGCCCTCTACTGGGACTCGATGGCCCGCAGCTCCAAGACGATCGCGGGGAACATCGTCGCCGCCACGCGCTCCCTGGAGAAGTGGACGGGCATCTTCAGCCTGACCTCCGGACTGGCGCTGGGCGGGTCGGTCTGGGGCTTCGAGAGACTGGCGGCCGGGGCCGGCGCGGGGCGCCGAGAGGCCACGGGCCTGGGTCTGTCCTACGGGGCCAAGCGGGCCTTTGACCTCACCTACGGACGCTTCGCAGACACCAGCGGGATAGTGCGAGGAGTCTCCTCTGCCCAGGGCGACCTGGGCTCGCAGGAGGCCCGGGCCATGTACGCCCTGGGGATGGTCCCGGGGCAGCACGGAGACACCGCCGAGGAGTCCGTAGAAGTCCTCAAGCGGGTCCGAGCACTGGCGCAGTCCAGCGACCCCAAGACCTGGGGACGGGTCATCCAGGGCCGGGGCCTGGGCGCGCTCGGCGTGGACATCGAGACCATGCGGCGGCTGAGCACCGCCTCGGACGCGGACCTGGACGCCGAGGGCTACAAGAAGCGCATGGCCGACTTCGGCGTGAGCGACAAGGCCCTCAAGGACATGCAGGAGTTCGACATGGCCCTGGAGGGGGCCGGCATCAAGATCAAGTCCACCTTCATAGAGGCCCTCTCGCCGCTGGCCCCAGAGCTGAAGCAGCTCGCCGACGGCCTCAGCGACGCGGTCAAGCAGCTGATCGGGGGCCAGGGCTTCAAGGACGGCGTCCACTGGGTCGCCGAGGGGCTCCACGAGTTCGGGCAGTACGTCAACAAGCCGGCCTTCAAGCAGGACATCAAGGACCTGGCCGACGGCATCTCCTACGCGGCCAAGAAGATGGTCAGCTGGGCGCGCTGGCTGGGGCTACTGCCCGAGAGCGAGGAGGAGAAGCGCAAGAACGCGGCCATCGCCGACGCCACCCACGGCTCCATGAAGAATGACCACAACTCCACCTCGTCGTCGTTCGGCAAGGGGGGCAAGACCAACCCGCTGAGCCCCTCCAACGGGGGCGTCAAGTACCTCCCCGACGGCACCCCCATCGTGGACACGCCCCCGGCCGGCAGCACCATGTCCGGTTCGGCCGCCGGCTCCGACATGCTGGACCTGGTGCGTCGCCTAGAGGGCACGCCGGACGGCCGCATGTCTCCAGCCGGCGCGGTGGGCGTCTATCAGATCATGCCGGAGACGGCCCGCGGCCTGGGCTACGATCCAGACGACCGCTACGACCCGGTCAAGAACAAGGAGATGGCCCAGAAGCTCCTTTCTCAACTGGATCAGAAGTACCACGGCAATAAGGCCGAGATCCTCGCCGACTACAATGGCGGTCCGGCGGCCGTAGACATCTATCGTCGCGGCGGCCTCGCGGGGCTGGACAACTGGACAAACCGCAGCGGCGACCATCCCTACCGAGAGACCGCCAACTACCTCCGTAACTCCGGAGTGGAGGTCACTATCAACAACAACACTGGCGGCAGCGCCGTGACCAGCATCGCCAACGCGGGCGGGGTCAGCGGCGTGGGCACCCCCGGCCCGAGTATCCTGCAGTGAGCATCAGCGCCGGTCTCGCGGTCTGGAAGCTCGCCTTCCAGCTGTCCCCGATCATCCTGACCGGCGGCCTGGCCAAGGTCATGCCGGGTCAGATGCTACCCCTCATCGCCATCACGGAGGCGCTGAACTTCCCGCTCGGCCTGCTGTCGGGCGGCTCGGACTCGCTGGACCTGGACGGCTTCTTCGCCAACTTCGACCCCCTGCCCGGGGCCACGCTGATCAACCAGGACCTGGCGCGCTACCCCTTCGGGAACCAGGGCATCGCGGCTAACGCAGTCATCCAGCAGCCGCTGGTGGTCTCCATGAGGATGACGACGCCGGCCAAGGGGCCGCTCGGCTACTTCCTCAAGCTGGCGGTCTTCCAGGCCCTGCAGGCCGCGCTCTCCCTGCACAACCAGAGCGGCGGCACCTACATCGTCATGACGCCCTCCTACGTCTACACCAGCTGCGTGCTGAGGGCGCTGAGGGACACCTCTGGGGGTGGGAGCAGGCAGCCCCAGAATGCCTGGACCTTCGACTTCGAGCAGCCCCTGATCACTTTGAGCGACATCCAGGCCGCGCAGAGCTCCCTCATGAGCCAGATCAGCGGCAGCCTCCAGCTCCCCGGACAGACGCCGGCCTGGTCCGGCATCGGGGCCGCGGGCGGCACCACCACCGGCCTGGCCGGCACGGTCCTGTCCCCCGCGCTGACTAACTCCGCGGCGGCCGGCACCACCGCCATCCCGGGCTACGCCGCGGCCATCGCGCCGGGCCAGTTCTCCGTTTCCCCACTGCCCGCCCCATGACCACCTACTTCAACTTCGAGCCCCCGGCACAGAGCAACTTCCAGTTCCAGCCGACCCTGGACGGGAACACCTACACCGCGATAGTGCCCTACCTCCTGTTCGGGCAGCGATGGTACCTGGCCCTGTTCGCACTCAACGGGACCATGGTGTTCTACCGCTCCCTGGTAGGCTCGCCGGCCGGCGTGGCCATCCAGGGGCTCTCGTGGGCCACCGGGGCGGCCAGCGTGGTGACCGCCCAGCCGCACGGCTACGCGGTGGGCCAGACTATCGAGCTGACGGTCCGGGACTGCTCCCCCGCCGCCTACAACGGGACGTTCCCCTGCCTGATCACGGGGCCCAGCACCCTCTCCTACCCGCTGGCCGGAGACCCCGGCCCCTCCGCGGCGCTGGGCACCCTGAGCTGGGACCTCGACCTGGCGGGTGGCTACTTCCAGACGAGCACCCTGGTCTACCGCGATCCCACGAGGCAGTTCGAGGTCTCGCCGTAGGATGCGCTACTACGACATCAAGATCACCAATCCTGACACGGGAGCCCTGGTCCAGCCGCAGTTCATGCAGCAGACCGGCGTCCAGAGCACGTTCACCAGCTTCGTGAACGGCAAGAGTCTCCCCGGCGCGCTCGACCTGGAGATGGACTTCCCCATCACGTCCTACGACACGCCCTGGTTCGGCTCCAGGCTCTCGGTCTGGGGCGTGGGCATCAAGGAGCTGGCCCAGTCCTTCGACCTCAACGGCATGAGCATAGAGGTGCGCGCCGGCATGAAGCCAGGCCTGCCCCTGGCCACCGCGGCCAGTCAGAACAACCAGGCAGGCCTGATCCTCTCCGGCACGATCTACCAGGCGTTCGGCTCCTGGGTGGGCAACGTCATGCGGCTGGACATGATCCTCCAGCCCCCGACCGGCGGGGGCCAGGTCAAGAAGAACTTCCAGCTCAACTGCCCGGCCAACCAGCCCATGAGCCAGGGCATCAAGCAGGCACTGACCACGGCGCTCCCGGGCTACGAGATAGTGGTCCAGCTCTCGCCCCAGTTCGTCTTCAACTACGACCAGAAGGGCTCCTACAGCAAGCTGAGCTCCTTCGCCAACTGGCTCAAGAGGGTCTCCAAGAGCCAACAGTTCAACGGTATCAAGACCGTCACGGGCGTGCCCTACTCAAACAGCGGCGTCTCCGTGACCGTCACTGGAAAGAAGGTCCTGGTGTTCGACAATACCTCGGACGGCTTCACTAACTGGACGGCGTCCAACCCGCGGGACATCGCCTTCCAGGACATGATCGGGCAGCCGACCTTCATCGACCCCGTGACCATAAACTTCAAGACGGTCATGCGCGGAGACCTGGCGGTGGGGGACTACCTCCGCCTGCCCGAGAAGCTGGCCGCGCCCTACGTGGTCACCGCCCCGGCCGCGGCCACGCCCAACTCCCCCATCCGGAACCGCTCCATCTTCCAGGGCAAGTTCCAGGTGCAGTCCCTCCACCAACTGGGGCACTTCCGGCAGGCCTCTGCGGACGCCTGGGTCACGGTGATAGATGCCTACATAGTCAACCCCCAGCTCAGCGGCACCAAGTAGATGGCCGACGACTCCCAGAAGAGCCCGCTGATCAAGAACCTGCAGTACTACGTGCAGGCGATGATAGACCACGCGCTGGAGACGCTGGGGAAGAGCCTGCCCTGCACGGTCTCCTCCGTGGACGACACGGGGACCGTCGTGACCGTGGACATCGACGTCCAGGACCCCGTCCAGCAGTTCCCCCAGCTGACGGTGCCAGTCCTCTACCCGAGGTACGTGCGCTTCCCCATCCAGCCGGGCGACCCGGGGATGCTCGTGCCCTGCGACGTCTACCTGGGAGGGGTCTCGGGACTGGGCGGCGGTACCGCCACCATGGCCCCCCAGGGCAACCTCAGCGCGGTGGGCTTCCTGGCGCTGGGCGGCGGCGAGCTCAGGCCGGCGGACGACCCCGAGGCCACAGAGATCAACGGCCCCAACGGCGTGATCCTTAGGGACGACGGAGAGAACGGCCCGGGCCCCAACGGCTCCACGGTCAGGATCGCCATCGACAAGGAGGGTAACGTGACCATCTACGGCGCGAAGTCCTTCAGCTACGACGTGGGCGGGTGCGGCATGCGCATCACGCAGACCGGCCCGGGGGCCTGGGTCATAGACGACTACACGCAGGGGGTGACCGTGAACAATCATCCGCCCCATCCGCCCGTGCTGCCGGACCCGCCCTCGTGAGGATCTACGGCAGGCCCGTGGTCGGCACCGACGCCTCGGGGAGGCAGGTGTTCGGACCCTGGGAGATGGTGGAGACGGACGCGCTCGGCAACAACGACGCGCTCACCATCACCTGGCTGGCGCAGGCCCTGAAGCTCAACCTCAACGAGTCCCCCTTCTACGGAGACTGGGGCATCCCGGCCAAGACCAGCGTCCAGCAGCAGGTCGCTCCAGACCTCTACGTCACGCTCGCGGCCCAGCGGTTCTCGCCCTACTTCGCCGCGCTGACCATCGCCAAGACGCAGGATCCCACGCCGACCTACGGCGTCTCGATCATCACCAAGAACGGGTCCAAGATCCCACCCATCTACGTGCGGGCACCCCTCCAATGACCGACCTCCCCGTCGTACTGGGCCCCGCGGGCCTGGCCCCCACGCCCCCGGCGGACCTGCTGCAAGCGCTGCTCACGCTGGTCGCCAAGATCAACCCCAAGGCCACGCTCAACCTGCCGGGCACCCTGACGGAGGACATCGCCTCCACGGACACCGGCGCGCTGATCCTGCTCAACCAGGGCCTGGTGGAGCTGATCAACAGCATCAGCCCCGTGGGTGCCAACGCCTTCGTCCTGGCCCAGGTGGGGCAGCAGACGGGGGTGCCTATCGGCCTGGGCAGCAACACCAGCGTGCTGGTGACCTTCACGGGCAACCCTGGCTTCGTCCTGGGCAAGGGCTTCCTGGTCTCGGACGGCACCTTCCAGTACGCGCTGGTGGACGGCGGCGTCATCGGCTCGGACGGAGAGAGCCAGCAGCTGTTCGCGCTGGCCACTCAGGGGGGCACCTGGTCCGTCCCGGCCGGCACGGTCAGCCAGCGGGTCACCTCCGTCCCCAGCGGCTTCCCGCTGACCTTCACCAACCGCGTGCCCGGCACCCCCGGCACCGGGGCCGAGACAGAGACCTCCTACCGCGCCCGCGTGCTCCAGGCCCAGCTGGCGGCCTCCCAGGGGATGCTCTCCTACCTGAAGACCCTGCTCGGCAACGTGCCCAACGTGCAGACGCGCCTGGTCTCGGCGGTGGCGGACCAGTCCACCGGCAAGTGGACGATCGTGTGCGGTGGTGGGGACCCCTACCAGGTGGCCTACGCCATCTACCAGGCGGTGCCCGACATCGCCAACCTGGTGGGCTCCACGCTGGAGGTCATCGGCGTCACCAAGGCCAACCCCGGCGTGGTGACCACCAACATCAACCACCTCTTTTCCCCGGGGCAGGCGGTCAAGATCACGGGCGCCACCCCCAGCGGGTACAGCGGAAACTTCGTGGTCCTGGCGGTGCCGACGGAGACCTCGTTCTCCCTAGGCACGGCCTTCCCCGCCATCAACCTGTCCAACCTGACCTGGGCCAGCACCGCGGGCGGTCGAATCACGGGGACCACGGCGACCCCGCACGGCATCACGCCGGGCTCATCCTTCACCGTCTCGGGGGCCTCCCCCGCCGGCTACAACGGGAACTACACGGCCCTCGCAGGCACCTCCGGCACCACCATCTTGGCGGCCCAGACCACCACCCTGACCTCCCCCGCCGCGACGTTTGGACAGGTGCTGGCGGGAACGGCCAACTACGACACCTCGGGCCTCTCGGACTGGGTCAGCGGCGGGGTAATCACCCCCAACCTGCGCAACGTCCTGGTCACCATCACGGACTACCCGGACACCTACCAGATCCCCTACGTGAGCCCGCCGCCGCAGAACGTTACCATGACGGTGGTCTGGAACACCTCCTCGCCGAACTTCGTCAGCACCACGGCGGTGGCCCAGGCCGCGGCTCCCGCGCTGGCGGACTACGTCAACAGCGTGCCGACCGGCCAGCCGCTCAACCTCCTGGAGATGAACGCAGTATTCCAGGCCTCCATAGAGAGCATCCTGGCTCCCTACCTGCTGACCAGGCTGGTGTTCTCGGTCTCCATAGACGGCGTGGGCACCCCGCCCGACGCAGGCACCGAGATCATCGTGGGCGACCCGCTGTCCTACTTCACGGCGGCGGCGACCGGCATCAATGTGGTGCAGGGATAGTGGTCAGGCTCGTCACCGCCCCGACCAAGGTCTGGCCCCTGGTCAACTCCGTGGTCACCACGGGGGGTCGCCCGGTAACGGTGGCCTACGGCCCCTGCCTGGGAGGCTACGTGGTCAACCCGGCCACGGCGGCCTCCCAGGGGCTGCCCGCGGCGGAGGCCCTCTACGTGGACTGCGTGAACCCCGCGGTCCTGGGGCAGACCGGGACCTGCGTCATGGTGCAGCCCGGCGGTCGCTTCAGGATACCGGACAACTACGCGGGTCTGGGCGTTTCCATCAACGCGGCCTCCGCCGGCCACCGCGTGGCGGGGGTCGTGGTGCAGCCCCCGCCGGGGTACGTCCCGCCGGCCGCGGGCAGCTTCCCGCCCTCCGGCCCCACCACGGTCACTGGCGGCCTGCCCAGCTACCTCTACCAGCAGTACAACGACGACGAGGACCTCCAGGCGTTCGTGGACGCCTACAACCAGATGGCCCAGTCGTACATCGGCTGGTTCGCCAACATCTCCCTGCCCGTCTACACAGGTCCTCTGATCACCGGCAAGCTGCTGGACTGGGTGGCGGCCGGCATCTACGGCATCCAGCGCCCGGTGCTGCCGGCCGGCCTGTCCAAGATGCTGGGCCCCTTCAACACCGCCGCGTTCAACACCATCCCGTTCAACGACTTCAAGCTGCTCGGGCCGGCCAGCTTCTACGTCACCTCGGACGACGTGTTCAAGCGCGTCCTCACCTGGCACCTGTGGCGCGGGGACGGCCGTACCTTCGACGTCCGATGGCTCAAGCGCCGCGTCCAGAGGTTCCTCACCGGCACCGACGGCGGCCCGGGCCAGACGGACCAGACCTACCAGGTGTCCGTGACCTTCGGCGCGGGCAATCAGATAGACATCAACCTGCAGACGACGCGCCGCTTCGCGCAGTCGGGGGCCACCTTCAACACGGGGGCCTTCAACACCTCGGCCTTCAACGAGCTCAACACCACGTCCATCGCGCTGCCGACGTCGCCCTACATCCCGATCTTCAAGGCGGCGGTGGAGGCCGGCGCGCTCGAGCTCCCTTTCCAGTACCAGTTCATCGTGAACACGAATTGAGGCAAGCCCCATGCAGCTGATCGCCGCCAACAACGCCCAGAGCACCCTCGCGGGGTCCATCACCAACACCGCCACCACGGCCAACCTGGCCTCCGGCAGCGGCATCCTGTTCGCCCCGCCCTCGGCGGGGCAGTACTTCGTGGGAACCTTCACGGACGCCGCCACGGGCCTCCTGCACGAGATCGTCTGGGTCACCGCGGTCACGGGCGACCAGATCACCATGCAGCGCGCCCAGGAGGGCACCACCGCCCTCAACTGGAGCGCCAACGACCTCTTCGGGAACCTGATGACGGCCGGTCAGCTGGAGACGCTGGTCCAGCTGACCCAGCTCCAGACGCAGTCGACCAACTACGGCGTGGACACCGGCGTGGCCAACGCCTACGTGGTGGGCTTCACCCCCGCCATCGGGACCGCGCCGCCCGCCGGCACGCCCATCCGCTTCCTCACCGGCAACGCCAACAACGGGGCCACCACCATCAACGCCGGCTGGGGCGCGGCCCCGCTGGTCCGCCGGGACGGCTCGGCCTGCGTCGGCGGCGAGGTCGGGGCAGGCGTCATCACCGACACCATCTGGGACGGCACGCACTTCGAGTACCAGGGGACCGCCCCGGCCACCTCCGCGGCCGTCGCCGCCGGCACCGACACGCAGAGCGCCATCACCCCCGCGCAGCTGGCCAACGCCAGCTTCTCTCCCTCGGGCTCCATGGTCTGGACCGCGGCCATCACCGCCCCCGCCGGCTGGGCCTTCGCCTACGGGCAGACCGGCAACCGGGTGTCCCAGGCCTCCCTGTTCAACGCCATCACCGCAGCGGCCACGGTCACGCTGACCATCGCCAGCCCCGGCGTGGTCAACTGGGCGAACCACGGCATTCCGCTCGGCTCCAAGGTCTCCTTCGAGACCACCGGGACGCTGCCCACCGGGCTGAGCACCGCCACCAACTACTACGTGGTGAACCCCTCCACCAACAGCTTCCAGGTGGCGGCCACGCAGGACGGCACCCCCATCGCCTTCACGGGCAGCCAGAGCGGCGTCCAGACCTGCCGCTACAACCCCTTCGGCTGCGGCGACGGCAGCAACACCTTCCAGTACCCGGACGGCCGGGGCGCCTTCGTCTACGGCAACAACTACATGGGCGGGACGCCCTCCTCGCGCCTCACGCAGGCGGTCATCGGCTTCGAGCCAGTGCTCGGCAGCAGCGGCGGCAGCCAGTCCTACAGCGTGGTCAGCGGCACCGAGAGCGTCGACTACGGCAACGTGGGGGCCGGCGGCATCACGGTGGCCGGCTCGGGCCACACCCATACCTCCACCATCGTGCCGATCCCGCCCTCCCTGGGCCTCAACCTGATCATCAAGCTCTAGGAGGCCGCGCATGGCCACCGTGGCACCCCAAGTCATCCCGACGCCCGGGCCTAACCTGACCACGGGGGCCATCAGCGTGCCCGTGGTCGCCCTGGGCCAGGACATCAACGGGGGCTGGATCACCAACCCCTCCACGGCCACCGAGCCCCTGTACGTAGACCCTACCGGGGCCGCGCCGCAGCTGGCAGAGGGCGGGACCACCTTCGCGATCTGGCCCGGCGGCACCTACGTCGCCATCCCCGGGCAGGGCACGGTCACCCAGGTCGTCGCGCCCGACCTCAATCATCCCTTCACCGCAGTCCAGTGGTAGCCATGCTCAAGAAGCTCCTCCTCGCCGTCCTCCTCGCCCTGGCTCCGCTGACCGCGGCCGCCCAGCCCTCCCCGCCGCCCGGCCCCTGGCTGCTCAACGGCTCGGCCATCTACCCCAAGGACGCGGCCTATTGCCTGACCCTGCCCGGCAGCGTCACGGGCGGGTGCAAGGGCGCGGGCTCGGCCAATTTCGACTCTCTGTTCATCAAGGGCGTGGCGGTGCCGACTACCGGAGGCTCCGTGGCCTCGTTCTCGGGCGGCGCGACCGGCTTGACGCCGAGCAGCGCGACGACGGGAGCGGTGGTCCTGGGCGGCACGCTCGCCGCGGCGAGCGGCGGGACGGGCCTGCCCGCCTACGTCATCGGAGACCTCCTCTACGCCAGCGGGACCAGCGCGCTGTCGCGCCTGGCCGACGTGGCCACGGGCAACGCGCTAATCTCCGGAGGCGTGGGCGTCGCGCCAGCCTGGGGCAAGATCGGGCTCACCACGCACGTCTCGGGAACCCTGCCCGTGGCGAACGGCGGCACCAACAGCGCCTCCCCCAGCGGCACGGCGCTCGACAACATCACGGGCTTCAGCGGCACGGGCTTCATCAAGAGGACCGGCGCGGGGACCTACACCTTCACCGCGGACCCCTCCGACGTCACGTCCGTCTCCAACAGCGACGGCACGCTGACCGTCTCTCCGACGACCGGCGCGGTGACGGCCTCGCTGGCCCTGGGTCACGCCAACACCTGGACCGGTCAGCAGACCTTCGTGGCCCCCATCCTGGGAACCCCGGCGAGCGGCAACGGCTCCAACATCACCAACGTCAACGCGGCCCAGCTGAACGGGGCCACGTTCGCCTCCCCGGGCGCAATCGGCGGCACGACCCCTGGGACGGGGGCATTCACCAGCCTCACGAGCACCGGGGCCCACACGGCGTTCAGCGGCACAGCTCCTACCTCGGGCGGCTCTGCCTCGCAATGCTACTTCGCCTCCAGCACGTCAGTCTACGGCTACTGCTGGGGGATAGGAGCCCCCACCTTCAGTGCGGCCAAGGGCACGTTGTACCTCGACAACAGCGGCGGCGTTCCCTACTACAACAGTAGCGGCTCGACCACCTGGACGGCGATAGGAGCGGCCGGTACCATCGTCTCCGGGACGACCGCCCTCTCAGGTGGCACTTCGACCGGCGTTCTCTCGGGCGATGGCTCGGGCCACGTCGTCGCGTCTGCGGCGCTGCCACCTAGCACGACCGCGACGACTGGATCGCCGGGCGCAGGTGGTGTGAACGTTTCAACGCAGGCTTATGCCGACACTTCTTCCAGCAATGCTGTAGCAGGCGGCAAGGTTGTTTTTCGCTGCGTGTTCGACGGAACGGCCGGCTCTCCTACGTGTCTATCTGGCTCTTACAATGTCGCGTCGATTACGAAAAATGGCACAGGGGACTATACGTTCACGTTCACCAGCGCAATCACCGACGCCAATTACACCATTGCCGGCTCTGCAGTTGGCAGCACCTCCGGGTCTTACTACACAGGGATCGTCAGTACGGGGGCTGCCAACACCGTCACCACGACCACGGTACGGTTCCTCGTGTACAACTGGTCAACGGGTAGCGTTGACACAAACCGCGTCAGCGTAATGGGAGTGCGCTGACATGACAGACACCAGCGCTGCTGCCGTTCTCATCGCACAAGTCAATCAGGTGCTCGCAACAGGCATCACATTGACTTCGACCGGTACGCCCGCGCTCAATGGTTCGATATCTCTCGATCCTATCGGGGCCGACGCCCTGAGCCGCATGGTCGCGGCGATCTCGATCTTCAACGAGCTTCCCTCCGGCACCGACACGTTCTCGTACCCGCCAGGCTCTACTAAAATCTGGACGCAGGCGCAGTTCCTCGCGATGGCGAAGGGCGCGTGGCAGTTCCGATACGCCTGTCAGGTCGCGCTCGCGACGGCACTCGCGACAGGGCAGCCGTTCGTCGCGCCAAGCGAAGCAGTCAACATCCCGTAGGAGTACTTTCTATGAGTGATGCCGAAGTCGTCGAGAAGAGGCAGGAGGGCCGCCTCTACAAATTCGCCAAAGAGGCCGCCGAGAACGCTTATTTCCAGCTTGCTGGTAGCGGTGCAATGATCGTCTGCGCATGCTTTCTTGGCGTCGCGGGCTGGGCCGGGCAGGAGGTCTGGGCCTCCTACAAGGAGGACCGCAAGGACAACGGCAAGGCTCTCCAGGAGATCAAGAGCAGCGTGGCCCTGATGAACAGCACCCTGATCGACTTCCGGGGCCGGACCGAGGGGAGCATCAACAACCTGCAGCTCCAGATCAACAACCTGTCGGCCACCGCCACCGGCCGCTTCGCGGGGCAGGGCGACCGCATCAACCACCTCGAGAACGACATGGATGACATAAAGAAACGGGTCTACCCGCTGAGCCCGGGCCGGGCCAACTGATGCGGACCAGCCCGCGCGGCCGGACCCTCATAGAGCTCAGGGAGGACCGCCGGAACGAGGCGTACCTCGACAGCCGCGGCCGCCCCACCATCGGCGTGGGCCACACCGGCCCAGAGGTCCACCTGGGTCTCTTCTGGACCAACGACCAGGTGGACGCCTCCTTCGAGGAAGACGTCCGGCGCTTCGAGGCGGCCGTGGACGCGTCCGTGACCGTCCCGCTCAATCAGGACCAGTACGACGCCCTGGTCAGCTTCAGCGTCAACTGCGGCGAGTGGGCCCTCCGCGCCGGGGACCACGGCGGCCCCTGCTCGATCCTGCGCGCGCTCAACGCCGGGGACTACGAGGGCGCGGCCGCAGCCTTCGACAACTGGTGCAATCCGCCCGAGGTGACTAGCCGCCGCATGGGGGAGAAGCACCAGTTCATCGGCGACGTCTTAGTGGCCCGCTGGCCTGAGTAGGGAGAATGGCATGAACGTGGAGAACGTCGGACGAGTGACCATCAGCATCCTGGTCATCCTGGCCTTCATGGCCTACCTCATCGGGATCATCTTCTTCCCCGTCCCCACCGACATGAAGGACGTGGTCAACACGGCCGGGGGCACCCTGGGCGGGGCGTTCGTGCTCGTGGTCAACTACTGGCTGGGCTCCAGCGCGGGCTCCAGCTCCAAGGACAAGCAGATTGCCTCGCTCACTGGCGGCAAGGCTCCTTAGCCTGGCACTCCTGGCACTCCTGACGCTGCCCCTGGGCGGCTGCGTGACCGCCTGGGAGAGACCGCTGACGGGCGCCTACCCGGCCCGCACCGGCCTCAACGGCGAGGACTACCTGATAGGCTGGAGACAGAGGTTCTGATGCGCGGATACGGATGCGTTCGAGACCAGGACGACCCCAGGGACCACCTCTTCTCACCGAGGCAGGTCCCCCTCATAGTGCCGCTCTCGCACGACCTGACCCCCTGGCTGCCCGACGCGATGGACCAGGGCCCCTACGGCACCTGCACGGCCCACGGAGTGACTGCGGCCATCCGCTACAACCTGATCAACTCCGACCTGCCCGACGTGGTCCTCTCCCGCTCCCAGCCCTACTGGGACGCCGGGGTGCTGGAGGGCAACACCGGGGACTGCGGACGGCAGATCAGGGACGTCATCAAGGCCGTGGCCACCCGCGGGGCGGCGCTGGAGTCCTCCTGGGGCTACGACCGCCTGCTCCAGCCCCCGCCCCCGGAGGTCTACCAGGACGCCCTGCGCCACCGCGCCCTGGAGTACTGCAGGGTAGGGACCGACCGGGCGTCGATCAACAGCACGATCTTCCTGGGCCGGCCGGTGGTCATCGGCGTGCCGGTGTTCGCCGCCTTCGAGTCCGACCAGGTCTCCGAGACCGGGCTGGTCCCCATGCCCCGGGCGCTGGAGACCAAGGTGGGCATGCACTGCATGCTGCTCGCGGGCTACGCCCCGGACCACGACGTGGTCCTCAACAGCTGGGGCAGCCGGTGGGGCTGCCGGGACTCCCTGGGCCGCCGGGGCTACTGCAAACTCCCCCGCGGCTACCTGGAGAAGCACGGGTCCGATTTCTGGACCATCCTCATGGACAACTGAAAGAGAAGAAGAATGGCACTGACAGACGCACAGAGGGCCGCCGCCCGGCAGGCCCTCAACGACTGGGCCACCCCGCAGATCGCGGCGGCCAGCGTGTTCGAGAGGGGTGCGATCAAGTCGTACCTAGAGGCCCACGGGGACGCCCTCGTGGACGTCATCGGCACCGCGGTGGTGTCGGTCAGCGAGGGAGAGCAGTCTTGATCCAGGTGAATCGTCGCTTATTCGTTGGGGCCCTGATGGGCTCCGCCGCACTGGGCCTCTCGGCCTGCGGGACCAATTCCATCGGGAGCCTGGTTCCTCAGGCCGCGATACAGTATGCCCAGGCGGCGGCCGCGGCGGCCCTCGCCCTGGTCCCGGACCTGACGGCCCTCGGCGTAGGGCCGGCCGTCGTGACGGCCGTTCAGACCGCTGCGGCCTCCCTCCAGGCCGCCGCGAACGCGCTGGCCTCGGCGACCTCGAGTACCACCGGGTCGATCTACCAGCAGATCGCCTCGGCGGTGACCGCCATTGCCTCGGCGGTGGGCGGCGTCGGCGGCCTCCCGCCGCTTCTGCAGACGGTCCTGGCCGACCTGCAGGCCATCGTCCCGATGATCGCGGCCATCCTGGGCGTGCTCGGCGTCGCCGCGCCGCGGCCGGCGGTGCCCTCCATGACCGGGCCGCGCGTCTACGCCCGCCTGAGGGCGTACGCCGCCAAGTAGCCGTTCTCTCTAAGACAGGTAGAAGAAAGGCCCCCGGATAGCTCCGGGGGCCTTTTCTATTTCCAGATAGGCCAGGTGGCGGCTGCGGCGAGCAGGGCGAGGAAAACGGCGTAGCCCAGCCAGCCCACCTCCGCCCTGGGCTCCAACCGGCCCGGGATCGGCCTGACCGAGACCTCTGACGGGCAGCTGATCTGCCCGCTCATGATGGCGCAGGCCATGGTGGCGTAGCTCCCGAACCAGCAGGGTCGGGCCCGGCGGCCATGCCAGTCAACGGGCCGCGCGTGGTGGTCGATCAGAACGCCGGCCTTGGGACCATCCGTGTAGATGAGATCTCCGCTCCGGGCCCAAGAGGGGATGGCGACGGGAGGACTCAGGGTGACCCCGGGCTCGCCTGCTCGCGCCGGCCTCAGCATCTCTGCCTCGGCGTGCTCTTCTCTCGTCGGCGTCATGTCGTCCTCCTACTCCGGCACCCTGACCCAGCCATCCCACTTCTCGCGCTTCATGCAGACGTAGGAGATGTTGGGGTTACTCGTCCTAGAACGATACGCATCCAGCATCTCCAGACACATCTGCTCGGTGGGGAAGGGCTGCGGCATCGCGCGGCAGTCCCAGTAGCCGGCGAAGTGCGTGCACATCGCCATGGCTATGACGGCTACCAACGCGCCCTCCCGCTCGCGGGGTCCGCCGAGCCGCCGAGGTCCCGGCCCAGGGGCGTGGGGGAGCCGTCCCGGCGTCCCCAGTCCTGCCCGTGAGCATAGCTCGTCGCCTGGTCCAGGACGCCCGCCCCGGCGTCCCTGAGCCGCGAGAGGGCCTCCGGGGAGACCCTGCAGCTGACGTCTCCCCGGGCGGCCATCCAGCCCAGCCCGAACAGCGCGGCCGCGATCACTACTCTTCCTAGGAGTCCCATGTTGCTATCCTCTCTTGAAGTTGCCCTTGGCGATCTTCTTCAGCCTCGCCCTCAGCTGGTGCCGATTGATGGCCGCCGGCACGACGTCGTACCTCTGCCTACCCTGCTCGGCCGAGTAGACGTAGGTGACTTCCCAGAGGCCCGGCATGGTGCCCAGGCCCTCCCTCTTGAGCTCGTCGTTGTTGCCGACGCGGATCGTCGCGCCAGGGCGGAGCCTCTGGTGCGCGGGGTCCTCGATGGTGATGGTCATCGCCTCGTTCTTCACTGTCCGTCCTCCCTGCCCCGAGCCTTGAGTCGGCGCTCGGCCTCCGCGGGGTCCAGGAGGACCAGTCTGCGCCCCAGCTCGTCACGCAGGAGGCGTTCCCTGATCAGGGACAGGTTGTGGGCCGGCAGGCTGACCGCCACCGGGCTGGTGAACGACCAGAGCGGCCGCGTGTAGGAGAGCGCGTTCATACTCAGGTGTCCTCCAGCTTGTCGCACCAGGCCTCCACCCTCTCCGGAGAGCCGTGGCACTCGGCCGGCAGATTGTTGTGGAGCCAGAGGACCCACTCGCGCATCAAGACTAGGTTGACGTGGTCTGCGGTCCGCACCGCGCCGGCCAGGTCGTTCTGTAGAAGCGCCATGAGGAAGCTCCCCGGCGGGACGCCCTTCTCCAGGTAGAGCGAGATGCCCGGGATCATGTGCCGGGCCGGGACGGTGGCGTAGTCCGGCATCGGCCGAGATGGAATGGGGGCGGCTGTGGCCCTCGGCACCTGCGCGCCTTTTTGCCGATGCGCTCGGTCGCAGCCTAGGCCGCCCCCTGGGGCGCTTGATTCAGGCGCTCCCACACTGCCCGGTTGCACGGGCGTCTCTGGGTCCATGATCGGGGACGGTGCCTGGTGGATACGGGGGCCGCCGGGCCTCTTCCAGCAGACTTCGTTCGTGCAGTCCTCGTACTCGTACGGCTCCCGGCCGCAGGGGCACCCTCGGTCGTGGCTCATAACTTCATCTCCGGCTTTGCTCCTAGGGCGCGGATGCGGGCCCCCAATGCGATTCCGGCGGAGGCGAAGTTGATGCGGGACTGACGAACGAAATCTGGGCATGTCTTCAATTCTTCATGTGCCCATTCGGCATACGCATCGCAAACCTTCGCGCACTCCTCTTTTATTTGCGCACGCACCTCCTCTGGTGCTGGCTGGGCGCGGCAGTTTGCGAGAAAAATTACCGCAAGCGCGAGATTTTCTTCTAAGCCGGATGCTTTCGGGTTGGCCGCTGTACGGCGAGCAATCTCAATTGTTTCTGCGATGCGCTCATCCGTCAGCATCTTCCCGCCCTCTGTGTCGGTCATGTCAGTTCACCTTGGGCTTGATGGCGACGCCTTCGGCATCGTCGATGAAAGGATAGTCCGCGCCCAGGTCGATGCGATGCGCGCTCAGGCTAAGGCGCATTTCATCGGGCACGATGTGCTTGCGGCGACGAGGGCCGGTCAGGATGTAGAAACGCCCGCTTGCGCCGGGCTCCCAGCCGAATTCGACAATCTCGTTCTCTGCGTCAGCCATTGCCCTGCTCCTCGGCCTTGATGAAGTAGAGCTCCTGCTGGAAGCGGGTCTCCCCCACGTAGCGCAGGTTGTACTCCTGGCGCAGCTGGTGCTCGCGCCGGGCGAACGGACTGGGGATGAGCTCCGGCTGCAGGATGGCCACGCGCGGCCACTCCAGGCCCTTGGCCTTGTGCATCGTGCAGAGAGTCAGCACGCCCCGGCCGTCGTCCCGGAACATAGTGTCTAGGCGGAGCAGCAGGCCCTGGACAGTCCGCTCGCCCTCGGGCAGGCCGCGGCAGATGCTCATCAGGCTGTCTACGCGGTCGTGGACGGCAGCGATCTTCTTCTCCCAGCTGACTAGCCGGCCCTCCTTGCCCTTCTTGGTAAGGTGCTTGACCTCCCGGGCGCGGTAGGCCTCCAGCTTGCCCTCCAGACCCTTGATGGTGGCGACGCTCTGCTTCTCCACGAGTTCCCGGAGGCTCTTGCCGATGTCGCGGCCCAGGATCACGCACCCGCGCCCGGCCGAGATGAGCCTGAACGCGAGGTTGACCAGGGGGGCGGTGTTGCGGCAGAGGACCGCGTCCCTAGGCCCCAGCTTGGCGAGGGCCTCCTTCTCCGAGAGGTGCTCCACGACGCCGGCCGGGGCCCCCTCCCAGACCGTGAACCCATTGTCGATCATCGGGATGGCCCGGACCAGGGTCTCGGCTATCTTCGGGCAGCGGTAGCTCACGGTCAGCGGGAGCTCCCGGGCCCCGAAGTCCTCCCTGATTTGGTCCAGGGCGTCGTGCGAGGCCCCCGTGAAGCCGAAGATGGCCTGGGCATCGTCGCCCACCGCCACCAGGCGGCCCCAGGGCTGCAGGGTCATGCGGGCAAGCTCGCGCCGGCAGGGGTTGGTGTCCTGGGCCTCGTCCACGAACACCCAGTCGTTCTTCCAGATGCTCAGCCGCCAGAGGACCGGTAGATAGATCATGTCGTCGAAGTCCAGCTCTCCGCGCAGGGCGGCCTCGTTGGAGAGCATCAGGAGGCGGTGGGCGAACTTGATGGCCGTCCACTCGTCGGCCTCCTCGCTGTCCAGGAACAGCGCGTGGTGGTCCACCAGTGCCTCCCAGGCCGCGGGCGTGTCCTCGCAGAGGTGGGTGCCGATGCCCTGGCCCTTGCCGAGAGACACCAGGTCGGCCACGAACGAGCCGTAGAGGGCGTCCGCCTCGGGGCCGAACTTGGCGAAGAAGAGCTTGCGCAGTTTGCGGTCGTCGGGCTCGCACTCGCCGTAGCCCTTGCCGATCTTGCGCAGCACCGCGCCGAAGCCGAGGGAGTGGAAGGTCTTGACGGAGACGCGCTTGAAGGGCCGGCCGATCCGCCGGCCGAGCTCGGCCACCTTCTCCTTGAGCTCTGGCGCGATCTTGGCGCTGAACGCGAGGATGGTGACGAAGGCGCTCTCTGGGATGTAGGCCAGCGCCCAGACCAGACTGGTGCTCTTGCCCGAGCCCGCGACGGCCTTGAGGACCGCGTTGCCCTCCCCGTTGAACACGTAGTCGAAGAAGCCTGCCTGGAGCTCGGAGGGCCGGCGGCCGAAGTCGAACTCGGGGAGCGGGCGGCGGGGCTGCCTGGCGGGACCGCTGGTGATGCCGGAGAGGGAGGCCATTCTCAGCGCTCCTGAAAAGCGTACGGGGCCGGACCACCCAGCTGGAGCCAAGGAGCTTTCTGAACCCACTTCAGCTTCAGAAACTCTCTGCGGCTGGTCTTGTAGGTCGCGCCCGCGCCGTTGCCGCCATGGGCGCGCATGCGACCCTGATAGGCGTACTCGAGGGCGATCAGGTGGAGGAGTTGATTGAACATCGGAAAGTCTCCTGCTATGATGCTATGAGGGACATCTTGGGCCCCCTCCCCGGGGAAGTCAAGCGGGAAGTTACTTCGGGGTCAAAATAAATTCTAGCGCGGCAGGGTCGTCAGGTCTCGCTCCGGGATCAGGGGCTCGTAGCGCAGCCGACCACTCTCCAGCCGGCTCTCCCACTTCTCCTTAGAGAGCGTGTAAACCTGGCCCTGCTCGTTGTCGTAGACCACCGCTGGGAAGGCCTCGGTCTCCTCGGCGTTGAGGACCTTCATGGAGAGGACTCGGTAGGCCGTGCCCTTGTAGTGGAGGTGCGTGGCTCTCCAGGGCGGGGCCTTGGCGTTGCGCAGGCTGATTTCCACCGTGTTCATTAGGGCCTGGACGGTCACCTGGTTGTGCTGGCGTAGGCGGCTCATCTCCTGGACGGCTGCGGCGAACTTCTGGACCAGGGCGTCGTGCCGGTTGGCCGCGACGTGGTCCCCGACCCGGAAGCCCTCCTCCCGGTCGGCGTGGGTCATGTCCAGCATGTACTGCAGCCAGGCCAGGATGTCGTCCGGGTTCTTCTTAAGCTGCTCGCGGGCGTAGTCCCGGATCTCGTCCGGGTTCAGGTTCTCTCTAGGCGTGGCTGACAACTGACTTCTCCTTGCTGCGGCGCAGGGCGTCGTAGAGCACCTCTGCGGCCTTCTTCTGGTTGTCTCTGCGGTTGTAGTAGTGGTTCAGCCCCGAGGGGTGCGGGATGGAGTAGAAGCACGCCTCGGTCTCGGCCGGCGGGAAGCCGGCCACAAAGCGGTGCGTGTGCCGCTCCCAGAACCTGGCCTGGTGGGGGAGCCCCAGCGCGCGCCACGCGTCTCGGCCCAGCACCACGCAGGTGCGGCCGCCCAGGTGCTCCATCAGCCGGTCGGCGGCGCGGCGGGCCTCCGTCATGACCCAGGACTGGGCGTACAGGAGGTTGACTCGCTGGAAGCCCGCTATCATCTCGTCGCGGGTCATCCCGGAGAACTTCAGCAATCGGGCCCCGGCGCGCGTGGCGGGGTGCAGCGCGAGCGCCTCCCCGCCGTCCTCGTTGTTCATGCCGATGATCACGGCGCGGCCGTCCGGTATCATCGGTCGGGTGCCGGGTTTGTGCAGACCGTTCGGATGACGGTCGTATAGGTGCTGTCGACTCCGACGATGCCGGTGGAGCCAGTCTCTCCGTAGTTGGCCACATAGACTGTCTGATCGCGCGAGACGACGTAGTCACCCCCCTTGTAGCCGTGAACGGTGGTTCCGATCTGCTTCTTCAGAGTGTCCAGAACGTGCGCCACGGTCGGCTCTGGATAATTTGTCTGCGGTTCCCAGCCCAGCGCCAGGTCCTCGTAGTATCCCCGATAGCTGTCGAGCTTTCCGGGAACGGCGTGGCAGAAGTCAAAGCGGCAGGCGTTCGCCTTGTCGCCGACGGCCTCCAGGGCGTCGATCAATTGCCCGAGGGTCCACTGATCCAAGTATTCCTTCATGCTACTTCCCCACTGTGTGCGGCCTGTACTCTTCGCAGGCCGCCCGCTGCTCGTCCCAGGTCAGGCTCTTCTCCCAGAGGC